ACATCGTCACTAAGCATGATGGGTTTAACGCCTCCCATGAGCTGCAAATGTGTGGCGAGCTAGAGCCATGGGCGGAAGATATAGCCGAAGCCCTAAACGAAGCGCATGAACGGCGGTCGCGCTACTTAAAAGAAATCATCCCCCCGCATACAGGAATAAATAAGCACGACGATTACCTCGGGATTTACGGGGAAAGCAAATGACCATCCTCACCAAAGAGCAGGTGGCGGCATATAGAAATACAAGCCTGTGTGATGTTCATCAAGACGCATGGATTCAAATTATATGCACAATCGACCACCTTTACGCCAAGGTTGCGGCGCTGGAGATGGTGGAGGATGCCGTTGAAAATCTCGACATCGAAGACGGCAATGTTGTAATTCACGGACTGCCAAAACTCCGCGATGCAATGTTCGATTATTGGGAAGCCGAAAAGCGAGGGTTCAAGTGATTGGGATCGCCATGGGAATAGGCTTTATTCTCGGTTGCGGCTGGACTTATTGGAGTTTTCGGAATGATATCCATAGGAATGACTAACCCCAAGAGCTTGAGCGCGGCGGAGCGAATAGCGAATAAGCTATTCCTTGGATGTTCTATTGAATGCAAACTCGACCCTAATTTCAAAGAAATCGAATGGATAGCCGCCGAACTCGAAGCCTATGCTGCCGAGAAGGTCAGGGAATACAGGGAGAAGAAGGCGTGACGAGAATTATCAATAAACTATCAACATCTATCAAATTGATAGTTAGGTGGAAGGCGTGACCGACGAAGAGCGCCAGAGCAAGATGAAGTTCCTGGAAAATCAGGTCAAGTTCATCCGAAGCCAAGGATTCGACAGCGTGATGGTATTCGCCAACCTCTTTGACAACGAAGAAAAGACCTCCCACTGGGCTTTAGGCGATGGGAATTGGTTCGCAAGATTTGGTCAGGTTCGGGAATGGCTCGTGCGCACTGAAGGCGAGAGCGCAAGGGATGGCGAAGAATGACGCGCCCCAGAAACGAGCGCCGCAATCAGCAGATCATCGTTTTGGTCGAACGGCGCCGGCTCTTACTCAAAGAGGTCCCATCCATCATGGCTCGCCGCGGGTTCATGGTCACTTACGAAAACGTGAGGGCGATTGTTTCGAGGTTCCGAAAGATGAGTGCCTCTGCCTAATTGTCACAATTTGTCACAAAGTAGTCGTTTACTTCCGAAGGCCAATACTTAACATTTAGCATACCTGGGTGAGATTCGCGTCGATTTGATGCGGACAACCATCTCATTTTGCGGTTTCATCCAGGAATCGCGCCCGGCGCCGAAAGGTGCTGGGTATTTTTATGTCCGGAAATCGAATGGCTAATAATAAAAACCCTAGCCAGGAGATTAAAAAGCCTCGGAAGCGAGGCCCGCTGTTTGGGATTGAGCGATCTATTCCAAAGAGTCCGGGCCGCCCACGTATCCCACCCGAAGTGAAGGCCGAACGCAAAGAAGCCCGACAGATTCTTAAAGAAGCTGCACCTGGAATGGCCGCTCGCATTGCCGAGTTAGCGCATCATGAAGACCCTGACATTTCCATCAAGGCGTGCAAAGTCGGCCTCGACAAAATCCTCCCGAATTTAGAGGAGGTGGAAACGCATGACGATAGACCCCTCCAGCAGTTCAGTGATGAACAACTTACCCAAAGACTTGCAGAACTTAACGCCCGCGCATCAAGCCATAGTGATGGAATTGGAGCGCCGGCGAAATGAAAACGGGTGCAAGTACTTTGAACCTAACGGGGCGCAAGGCAAACTCATTGATTTGCTTGGGCGATCAGCCCCTCATGTCGGCATTTTCAGCGCCGCTAATGGAATTGGAAAAACTACCGCAATCGCCAATGTCCTGGCGAATATCATTTTTGGATCTCAAAACAGATACTTTGATTATCCGCTCTTCAGGCACTGGCCATATCCCAAGCGCCTGCGTTTTATTACCGATCCAAAGCTTGTTGAAGAAATTGGGCCTTTGCATTCGGAAATCAAAAAATGGTGGCCAAAAGGCAAATACCAAGCGAGTAAGTCCGGGAAAAGCTATTTCAGCCAATACAAAGCGAACGGGTTCTTGCTCGACGTCATGTCGTATGACCAAGACCTCAAACAATTTGAAGGAACGACACTCGGGGGCGTCTTCTTTGACGAGCCGCCGGTGAGATCGATTTGGAATGCATCGCTAGCCCGCCTTCGTATGGGTGGCATCGCCATGGTATTCATGACGCCTTTGACCCAGGCGGCTTGGTTCTTCGACGAGGTAGTCCCGCGGCATGCCGAGCACATTGTCTATGGCGATATCGAAGAGAACTGCAAGACGCATGGCACGCGCGGCCAGCTTGAACACGCAAACATCGCCCGCATGGTGTCAGAGATGGACCCCGAGGAAGTGGAGGCGCGCGCACATGGGAAAGCGATGTACTTGCAAGGGTTGGTATTTAAGAACTTTGACCCTTCTATTCATATTCTTGACCAACATTTTAGCGTTCCTTCAGGAGCGCAAGTTTGGCAGATTGTCGATCCCCATGGTGATAAGCCTTTTGCTTGCATTTGGGGCTTTTGTGACCGTTCTGGAACTCTCTTTCAGGTCGACGAGTGGCCGAATGAGGACTTCTACAAAATGCACGGGTGCAACCTCGGTATCCAAGACTATAAACAGATTTTCGCGCAGAAGGAGCAAGGGTGGAATGTCACCAAACGGATAATGGACCGCCACTTTTCGGAGGTTCGGACAGTTCATACTCGCGCGACTCTGCGTGAAGAATTTGCGAAAGTAGGGATTAACTACGAAATCTCCTATCACGGTGGCGTTGAAGAGGTTCATAGCGGCGTCGTAAAGGTTCGTGACTTCCTCGCCTATAACCCTAACAAGCCCATTGATACGCTCAATCGTCCCAAGTATTACGTCTCTCCAAAATGCATCAACACGATTAAGTCATTTCAGCGCTGGTCCGTAGATCCTAAGACGGGCGAATATGCAGACGCTTTCAAAGACTACATGGACACGGTTCGTTATTGGGTAATGGCGAATCCACGGCATAGCGATCCTGCGCCGTATGAGCCGCCGCGAAGGATGTACGGATGATGCCCACCAGCGCCCAATTCAACCAGCCTATGAACTCCCAGGACACGCCAATGGGCGATGTCTACCCCATGGACCGGCCCAGCATTCCAGATGCCGCCTTTCAGCAAGACAAGGTGAATGCGGCCGTAAATGCATACCCGCTCGACTATGTCATGGATCAAGAGATCTGCTCGATGGTGGTCAATCGTCAGAAATCCTCTGAATACTGGCGTCGAGAGAAACGCATTATTTGGGACAAGTGCTGGGACCACATGAAGCAAGTTTATGACGTGACAGGGAAAGAGCCGTGGCAGTCGCGCATGTTCATGCCTGAAACCCCAAAGGTCGTTGAAACGATTGTCGCCAACCTCCATTCAACCAGCATGGCCCCGCATACGCCGATTGAGTACCAAGCCAATTTGGCCGACATGGATGGAGTCGTAGACGATCACAACGCGATCATCGCCAACGACATGGACAAGAGCCAGTTTAAGGTCAAGTACACCGATTTTCTACGCACTCTGGCGATCCTTGGCACATCTATTGGCAAGGTCAATTACTCGCTTGAGAAAAAGATGGTCACGGTTAAGCAGCGAAACAAGATGGCGGCATTGAATGGTCTCTTTAAGTCCATTGGCATGACACCTGTTTCACAAGAAACATTCAAGCAACAGGAAATGACTGTCAAGAACTGGGCGAATTTTGAATGGCGTGATCCCTATGACATTTATCCAGAGCCGTATACGGTGGATATGGATACGGATCACTGGATTATCGAGAAAGCAAAGATTACCAACGCCGAGCTAATTGCGGGGGCCAACGATCCAGACCCCGAGATGCGGCTTAGGAACGTGACCCCGGCATTGCTATCGCGTTCCAATGATACCCGCATCCAGGCTGATCCGGAGAAGCAAGCGCGGCGGTTGGCTTTGATGCAGCAGCAAGTCAACATGAACTATCAAGACCCCGATAGTCCGCATGAGTTATTCGAGTATTGGGGACCTGTTCCTGAATTGTGGATGTTTCCCGAGAGGAGAGCCAATGCCGATCCGAGCGCGAAGTATCGAATGGTTCCAGGCTGGATCTGGGTTGTTGATAAGCAATGGGTGGTTCGTAAACAACTCAACCCTTTCAGAGACGCAATGCCTCCATATGTCCGTGGCCATTATATCCGCGTACCGGGGCAGTGGTATGGAATCGGTGTTGCTGAACTGATGATCGGGCTACAGATTGAACTGAACGAGTTGCGGAATACCCGCGTCGATCAGACCAATCTGACCCTGAATAAGATCATGGCGGTTTTGAAGGACAAGGTGCCTCAAGGCGAATGGCAGCGGCTTAAATCTGAACCTGGTGCGATTTGGTTGTTTGAGGGAATTGACGATGTGCGTAAAGCAGTACAGCCCATCGAATACCCAGCTGCCGGACAGGACGCCTATCTGAACTCCACTGAGATCAAGCAAGAGATACAGGAAGTGACTGCGGCGACTTCTGCAACCGTTGGCGTTGGTGGTCAGCAAGGCGATTCCGGTAATGCGACGTTCAGGGGACAATTACTCAACAAGCAGTCGGCGGCTGATCGATTCATGCTATACGCCCGCGTCAATGAAATCTGCGGCCTTGGCGAGGCCTACAAGAAATATTACCAGCGCATCTACCAGTACAAGTCTTATGACGATCTCATTCCGATACTCGGACCCGAAAAAGCCCAACAATTTGAATTCCTACCGCCCGAGGAGTTGGACACGTATGCGAAGCTGGTGCCGCTTGGCGTTCTGACCGCTGAAAGCAAAGGCGTTAAACTCGCACAACTCGAAGCCTTCAATCAACAGTTCCAGGGCCAGTGGTGGTACAAGCAGATCGACCTCGCCCGCAAAGAGTGTAATGAGATGGGCTATCCGAATACGGAGCAGTTCATTTTCTCTGACGAAGAAGTGCAGCAGTACAACCAGGCCAAGATTCAGATGGAAGGCCTGCAGATGCCGGGTGCGCCTATGGAAGGCGGTCAGCCTACGCCGCCGCCTGCCGGTGTTCCTTCGGGCGCGCCGGGAATGGCCCCTGGTGGTCCTGGTGCCGGGAATCCCGGTGATACTGCGCCTCATGCCTCTCAGCCTATCGCCGGGAATTCTCCAGGTAAGAACCAATTTCTAGGCGCGCGTCCTCCGATGCCGGCTAATGGGCCGGGTGGTTCGCCTTCGGATATGACTGGAAGGCCAATAGGATGACCGACACCGAGCGCAAAGACCTAGCCCAAGCCTACCAGCTGATGATGCAGTCGGCGGCATGGAAACATTTTGAAGCGAGCCTTAATCTGATCGCGGAGAAGGCAACGAAGGATGAGGACTCCATTGATACGTTGATTCTTGCAGAAAGCATCGGATTTATTGGCGAGTGTCGTGGACGACGTGCCGCGATCCACAAGATCCGCTCGAATTTGTCGTATGTGCTGGAAGGGCTTAAGTGATTTGTGCAGAGCGTGACAGTCGTAGAACATTGGATGGCGAGCCTACGCCATGCCTTTGAATGAGGATACGGGTGGAATTCCCACCTGCACATTAGGCTAGAAGTTCTTTCTTAATCGATTCGACGTAAGCGAAGACGGCATTAGGGTGCCCTAACACTCTAGCGCCGTCTTTTTTTATGCGAATACAAAACCGATTTGCACGTATCCCTCGGCCACAACCCTCTGGAAGGGCGGCTGAACAAGGAGAAGTACATGAGTGAAACAGCAAGCCTAGAGCCTCAAAAAGGCGAGTCCGCAGACGCATTTAAAGAGCGGATCGCAGAAGCGCAGCGCGAGATCAAGCGGGCCGCTAAAGCCGCTACGACCGCGCCAGCCTCTGGATCAGCCGCGCCTGCACAAGTCCCGCCTGTTGCGGCCAATGGTGCCGTGCCGCCTACCCAAGCCCCTGCGAAAGCCGGGATCACGGGNAACGCGGAAGTGGATGAATGGTGGGAGAAAAAGGGATTCAAGTCTACAGAAGACATGGCACAAAGCTACCGCGAGCTTGAACGCGAGATGCATCGTAAGGCAGCAGAAGCGAGAACGCAAGGCCAACCCGTGACACCGCCTCCGGTGGTTCCTCCGGCCAATGTCCCTCCGTACTATGCGCCTGTTCCCCAGCAATGGGTGCCGCCGATGCCGACGCATCAAGCTCCGCCTCCGTTAAACGTTGAAGCGCTAGCTAAACAGTATGGGCTCTCCCCGGAAGACTTTGAAAAAGTCGCTCCGCTTGCCAATGACATGGCGAGGTCTGTAGTGGCTGCAGAGCTTCAGCGTGTGTTGCCGCCTCTTGTCAATCAAATGCAGGGCGTCAACCGCGAGGTGGGTAGACAGAAAGAGCTTGTCGATTTGATGGCTGATCCTGTCTTTAAGACTCCACAAGTCCAGTTTGAAATGGACCGGATTCTCAAAGAAGAACCCAATACGTTCATCACACAAACCCAGCCGATCCGATACGCCTATGAAAAGGCGTTAACGCGGATTGCGCGGGCAAATCTCGGGGGATCGACTAGCGCGACTGCGCTGATCATTCCGGGTGTAGTGCCGCCTTCTTCACGGCCTCCGGCGACTGCCGGTGGTAATGGGAATGGCGGGGGAGGCGCTCCATCTGGAACC